CGAGCGCGCGAGCTTCACGTGCTTGCCACCGTTCACGTGCGTCTTTACCTCGGCTGCTCGCTGATCGAGGGTCGGGGCGAGGATGTCTTTTTCGATAACACACACGTTCAACGGCAATGCGCCGGAATCACTCGCGTGCCCCCATGCAAGGTCGATGACGGCCTGCCCGAAGGAGTCGGCCCGCTCGACCCACAGCTCGGGGTTCGCGAGCGCGCGGCGTCGATTGTTCAATTCCTGCATGCGGGTAAATGTTTTCGCGAGCCATTGCGTATCGAGAGCGGTTTCTACCTCGACCAAGTCGTAACCGAGCACTGTGAGCGGCCAGCCGTAATGCGGCGAGTAAGCTAACACGACGAGCCCCGCGCTCGATCCGACTCGATCCGTGGTCGACAACACGCCGAATGTTTTGAGCGGCCGACCTTCTGTCGGGATGTCTGCTACCGCTTCGCCGCCCACCAAGAGCGCCGCGCGCGAGAAATAGCCGCCCGGCGCCTGGTTGCGGATCAACGGCCAGAGTGCGTATCTGAGCGCGTCGATACAATGATTGTGCTTGTCCTCAACTTCGGGCAGCGGCACGCCGGTGAGACGGTCAGTCTTGAAGGAGTAGGATCTGCACTCGTCAATCATATGCACACACGACGGATCGACCACGATGCGCGCAAAAGACCTCAGATACATGACGCCGTCATTGACGGAGCCCGGCCACTTGTCGGCACTGCGTGCATTAGCGATTCCATTGCGCGCTAGATAGGACGTCGTTTCCGGCCGCGCGGAGTCGCAATAAACGACGCACGTCGAGACACCGGGAATGGCGTCTTCGAGCACTGCGGGCAACACGTCGATGTCACATGCGAGGCGCCAAAACTCCCGCGCGACGTAGAGAACGCGGTTGGCGTCGTCAATGTAACAACGGATACCGGCCGCGGGGTCCCGACTGAACCCATAGTCCAAACCGTGATATGGGCCGGCCCAGTGCGCTTGCACGTCGAAGCTCTCGACGACGAACTTACCCTTGAGAATCAGCGCATCGCTAACGGTGCGCGCCTCACCGAGCCATACGTGTCGGTAGGAATCCTCGTCGGTGGATTCAAGCCACTGCCGCTCGGCTTCCGACTCGGCGCTGAGGTGCGGGTTGTCTCGATACGAAACCTTATGCGCAATGCACCCGGGCGGAGTGGTATTGACAAAGCGTCGCAGGACCGGATCATCCGGGTTCAAGGGATTGAATGAGATGAAGAAGCGGCTGCCCGGCTTTCGGATAGTCGGGAGCAGCGTCTCCCAGGACATCTCGCTGACGGACTGCGCCTCCTCGACCCAGCAGATGTCAATACCTTCGTAGGAGCGAATGCGGCTGGTGTTGTACCGCAGTCCTTCAAAATAGAAGCGCGATCCATTGCGGCCGATGATGCAGTCCGCCTGGATCTCGAAATCGGACGACAGCCCCAGGAGGTCGATCTGATCGGATAACAGGCGATAGGCGCTCTCTTTGATCGACCCCTGAATTTCGCGCACGCACAGGATGCGCAGCGGCGTCTCGCTCGCCAGCACAACCAGGACGCGCGCGATTGACCAGCTCTTGCCACTTGCCCGACCGCCGTAGGCGACCAAGAAGCGCACAACTTCCCAAAGGAATTGGAACGCCGCAGGCACGAGATTCTCCCGCGAGCGGGCTATTTCACCCTTCAGCGATTTGGCGAGACCTCCAAAAAAGCTCGCTGCGGCCTCAGACACCCGGTGCCTCGCGGATCGGTGCGGGGCCGTGCAGAGCGCGGGCGGATAGTTCCTCAAGTCCCTCTACCACGGATTGCATCGCATCTGGGAAGGGCCGTAGCCGTTGCGCCAGCATGGATTGCAAGTCGGCCATCAGCGGACTAGCGAGGATCAACGTGTTGTTGTTCACCGTGGAGGTGGCGCGGGAGAGTTCGCCCGTAACCTGGGCAACCAGCCGCAAGCATTCGGTGAGCCGTCCGCCGAGCATTGCGACATTCTGGTTGTCGCCACAGTCGGCTGCGGCCAGAAAGCGCGCCATGAGGGTCGATCTGACTAGCGCCAAGTAGTCGACTAGGCTCACCCCTTCGGCGGTCGCCTTTTCGGCGAGGTCGGAGAGCTTCATCGGACCGGCGAGGAGCTGCGCCCGGCGCTCGGTAGGCACATGGCGCTTCAGATGCCGCCAGGCCGCATCGCGGGAAACGGCGAATTTCCTGGCCACCGCCCGGGTGGCGACGCCGGAGACCAGCGCCAGCTCGATCTCGTAGCGTTGCTCATGTCCGCAGATCGAGCAGTGCTGACCAGTACGTCGGCGGACTCGATGGGTGGCAATGGCAGTTCTCCAAACTCGCGCCAATCTGGCGCGCCTTGTCGCACCATGATGCGGTGCTTAGATCCGTAGATGAATTAGAACGATTCCGATGTATCAATGGCAGCAGCATCAGCGCCGACCCCATCGCGGATCTGGGACATGTGCCAGTAGATGGTGCTCAACGCCATGTACGGGAACTGCGCCCGTATCTGTTCGCCGGTGAGAGGTCGAGACAATGGGTGACGGAGGGCATGGTCGAGCATCACTGCACGGATCTGCCGACGGTGCTCCTGGCCGCGCTCGAAGGCGTCGCGATTGCGCGGACGGCCGCTCATGCGGCGCCCCGAAGAACCGCGTAGGACGGCCCAGGAGCGGCGCAGCGCCGGCCCGTCACTTGCCCTTGTCCGAAATGCGCCTCGTGGCACAGCGCTGAAGCCTTACGCGGCGGAGAGCACTCGCTGCACTGTACCGACGCCGCAGTGTAGCTCACGTGCGATTTTGAGCTTGCCCCAGCCCTTGGCACGCAACTGACCGATGCGTCGCTCCACGCGGCCGGACACGGGCGGGCGGCCCAATTGCTTGCCCTGCGCGCGGGCTCGCGCAAGACCCGCATTGATGCGCTCAACGATGATGCTGCGCTCAAACTCGGCGAATACGCCGGCCATTTGTAGGAACGCGCGGCCCGCGGCGGTTGAGGTATCGACTTGCTGCTGGTGCAGGTAGATGCCGACGCCATGCTGGCGGAGATCGTCCATGAATTCGACCAAGTGCCCGAGGCTCCGGCCAATACGATCAATCGACCAGGCAACGACCAAATCGAGCTTGCCTTGAGCGGCATCTTTGGCGAGATTGTCGAATTGAGGCCGCTGATCGCGGCCCTTGGACCCCGATATGCCGTGGTTGATATAGGTCTCAACGATTTGCCAACCGCGCTGTTCAGCGACGCGCTCCAGGTCAAGACGCTGGTTATCACATGTCTGCCCGGATGTGCTGACCCGCAGGTAGAGACCGACTCGAAGGGGCTTGGCTGCCATGGCTGAATCCTCTGTGATTTCCAGCATAGACGATACCTCCAAGATATTCCGAAAACAAGTGTTTCGGAATAGGCCAATTCGACAGTTGCAAGCCATTGACCCAGCACGCCCAAGCATTCCCAAATCCAGATAGGATTTCGGTATAGCATCATCGGACAACACCCGACAGGACGATAGTCAACAACAGCGCCTCGAATTGAATGCAAGTATTAATTTTTTCGGCAGCACGGGCGCGACGGCGCCGGCAGCACCGGCGCAACGATGTCGGCCAGCATCGGCGCCACCGTGTCCGCCAGCATCGGCGCGACGACGCCGACGGGATGGCGCGGGCGAGGACGGCAGCCGCGTCCGCTTTTTCAAGCTCTCACTGCTCGCTATCCAAGGTAGAAAGTGGTCCGAAGAGACGAGTTCGGGCCGTTGGATTCGGTCCAAAGGTCCAAAGTGGTTCAAAATCGACGAATGGACTCGGTGAATTGATGGGGTCCATAGGTCCATCCATCCTATAAGGATGGACCTTTGGACCTTCCAGCCAGTACCCAAGGTCACGGTTGGCCTCGAATAGAGATGGCACCCGGTTCGAGCATGCGGAAAAAGCCACGATTCGAGAGGGACTTCCAACAATTGTAAATCGCGGTCTTAGACACGCCGCGCTCCTTGGCTACCTTGGCGATGTCCGTCCGGGCGAGGAGCACGATGCCGGCCTTGTCCGGCGTTTTTGCTTGCGCGAGTTCCCGTGCCACCGCCAGGACAGTCGATTGGGCCTCGCCGAGCGGCTTGCCCCCACGCCCCGGTAGGGTCACGGGCTGGTCGCCAGCCAGCACCACGCAGCTCACAAGCGGCTTACCGTCTTCATCAATCCATTCGGTTTCATGGCGGGCGAGCCTGAGGGGGATTGCTGACTCCATCGGTTCAAGGTCCCGCGCTGCAATAACCTGGAAACCGACAAGCTGGCCGGCGGTTTCATCCTTCGCGACCTGGATCACCACGTCGGCCGAGGCGCGCAGCACGATGGAGCCGCGCTCGCGGCTCGAGTCTCCGTGGCCGGTGTGGTGGATAATGAC